ATTTTATCCCATTGTTGATAAGATTTAGTAGACATATTTGCCATTTTAGATATTTTATTTATCTCTGCTCCTTGTTCAACATAAGCACCTGTTATAGCCGTTAAACTTCCTGCAATAGAAGCTCCTGTTGTAACTGCAACTTGCCCAATATCTTTCATCTTGTCAGAAGCTTCTTTAGCACTTGCACTTACATTATCAAAGGTCTTTTTTACATTCCTTAAAGACTTATTAACATTTTTTAAAGGTGTAGTTATTTGGTCTTTTAATTTTATTACAGCTTGTAAAACTTTATCATTCATTTAATTACCTCCCTTCATTTAGGAGTCTATATTCTTCATTTTTTTGGTCGATTTCATAGTGCATAAATGCTCTTACTATTTGCTTTTCACCATATCCCATATTGTAAAATTGCATAGGCATAATATGGTGGTATTTAAACAAGTAATACATTAATTGCACTTTTCCATCAACCTTTATTAGTTTTTTATTTCTTCATCATTTTCTTGATAGCTTGATAAACCTGTTATAACTGAATATAATTCTGCAAGTTCTCCATCAAGTAATAGCTTTCTAACCAATTCAATAGGTACAGGACAGTTAAAATGTTTCATTAATTCCTTATTTTTAAATACATCTTTGCACCCTTCAATTACTGTTAAAGCTTGTAATTTAAAAGTGTCCATACCTTCTAAACCATTACTATTTAAATCTACACATTGCATTTGTATTTCGTTTGATTTTTCAGCATCTAAAGCTATACAAGAAAATTCTATTTCTTTTTTTATTTTTTTAAGGTATATTTTTTTAACAGCTTTAGGCATTTCTATTTCACCTAAATCTATCGCTAATAATGTATCTACAGCATTACTCATAGTCTATATTCTCCTTTGTATATAAAAATAAAGACTAGAGTAATACCCTAGCCTTATTAAATTTTATTTAGTTTTATTTTTAGAAACTATCTAAAACATCCCAGTCAGTAGCAGTAAATGGATGTTCTGATTGACCTATTGCTCCAACTTCCCAATCCATTAATGTTAAATCATCAAAGCTAACGTTTTTAACTGCTATTCTTTCTGATCCATTAGCATCGGGGTCTGCTAGTTTGCCTATTAAAGTGAATCTGGGCTCTTTACCTGCTTTTATGCTATCTGATATAAAGTGTATCATTCTTGAGTTTACTTTGTGTAAAGACAATGAGCCTTTAACAGTATACCCCATATATTTTGTATCAGTAGCCATTGAGCCTGCTATTTTTACTTCTTCTTTTTGAAATTCAACCTTAACTTGGAAAGCCTTAACTTCTCCAACCTCTCTATCATTTATCCATAATGAGCCGTGAGTTCCGTTTATTGCATTTTTAGCATTAAAAGCCATAATTTAACACCTCCTATAAGTTGATTTCTAAAGATATTTCTTCCATAGCATCTATAAGTTTTATATTAGCCATTAAAAATACTTTATCTTTTGTATTAGCTTCTTTTATTTCTTGTTCACTCATTTCAGAAGTGTCAACACCTATAGACTTTAAGTATTTAATTTGTTGAGCCATATCTATAGCAACAGTAAAATCCTTTTCTATAAGTTGTTCTTTTGCTAGTTCTTCAAAATATGAAGTTATAGCAGTCATTAAGATACATTTATTATCATAGTTGTTAGCAACCTTGCCTATATATGTATCTATACAAGTTTTTCTTATGTCGTTGTGTATTAAATCCATAGTATCAACTAATTTTATTTTTTGGAATAAATCTCCCTTTTCAGTAGTAGTTGTAACTAAAGAGTTTACACCTCTCGCAACTCTAACTTTACCCATTTCTTTTACAAGTATCAGTTCACCTTTTCCAACTCTTTCTTCTGATTGTTCCTTAGTTTGAGAAGGTATATCTAGCACATTTCTAGGTACTGCATAAGTTACTGATTGATTTAAAGGAGTTCCTGCTATAAGCCCTGCTATAACACAGCAAAACTCATCTGAGTTCATTTCTCCTTCTTTCATAGTAGCCGTATTTGTAGAATTTACTATTCCTTCATAATCAGCTTCTAAGTTCATTACTGCCTTTACTCTAACTTTTATATCATTTCTCATTTTATCTATAAAAGTCTTAACAGTTTCTTTTTCTTCTTCCTTAACTTGAGGAACTACTAAATAATTAAATTCAACAGTTTCTAAATAGTCTAAAGCTGTTTTTAATTCAACCTCTTCCCCTACCACATAAGCTACAACTTTGCTTGGAGCAGTAACATTCCCTAACAAAGTTAGGTTTATGTATTTTTTATTAGCCTCTGATAAGTTAGAAGGTATATCATAAGCCCCTTTTATATTATAAAGCCCTAATTCTTGAGTATCTCTAAGTATTAAAGCTACTATTCCTGTATTACCTCTTTGTATAGCAGTAGAAGCTTTTTGCTTAAATTCAACTATTACACTTGGTAATCCTATATTTGAAGCCATTTAATCACCTCTTTTTACTTAATATTTACATCAATGTTATTCATAATATCAAAAGTATCTTCATTGCCACTATTTGAAGCCTTAACATTGATTTCATCAAAGTAAGTTATATAAATTAAAAAATCTAACATATCACCAACTTCATCAGTTAAGAAATTAGGTTCAACGTTAGATATATTTAAAAACCTATCTTTTACTTTTAAATTTCTAGCAAATAAGCAATCTAGCCTATCTGCCATGTCATAATTATCTAATTTACTCCCACCAAAATATTTTACTGATAACATTAATTGCTTTTGGTTAGTCTTTAAAGTAGAAGCTTTGCTTGTAACTGGTACCAAGGTTACATAAAAACATTCGTTCTCAAAAGTCCCCTCTTGATTTTCAACTATAACATCACAATTAAAGTTATCAGATAAAATTTTAGTAGTAGAAAATAAAATATCTTTGTAAGTTATCATAATCATTAACCTACTTTCTAATCATTAAATAAATTCTCTATCATCATAGAAAATTCACTTGTTAGAGTTTCTTCTATTTCTTTTACTGATTTAGTAAGCATATATCGACCGTCAACAAAAGATTTTCCACCTCTAGTTCTATGACCATATTCAATGTACGGTGCGTAGTGAACATTGTTATATATAATCCTAGCTAAATCTCCGTCTTTTTTAACTCTCCAACTTCTTCTAAGCACTCCACTATCTACTGGAGTTTTTAATTTAACTTTTGCAATAAGCTTTTGAGAAATTTTGTTTAAAGATTTACTAGCTTCTTCATCAAAATTATTACTAGCATTATTCAAAGTTCTAATAAATCTATTTAAGCCTTGAATATTCATTATGCCCTCTCTTTATAGCTTAATAAAGTTTCACTATGAGATGAATAACAAAAAGGCTTAGAAGCTAAATAGATAGATATTTTACCCATACTAGATACCTCAACTATATCACCTTCTCGTACGTCTACGTTAGGGTTTAAAAATAATAAATGAGAAAAAGCTAAAGCACCTATCCCGTCAACGTTCATGGTTTGGATATCCTTTTTAGATAAAGCACATTTAGCATCTTCTACAATTATTATTTCTTTAGTTTCAGTTACTCCAGTATTAAGGTTTTTTATCTTTTCTTTTCTCTTAATAGTACATCTATCAAAGTAAGTACTTTCTAATATTTCTATATCAGTCATTAAAAACACCTAACTTTTCTATATGTATTTAATATTTTCTTCTCGCTATCAGTTAAACCAACACCTGTTGAAGAAGTTTGGATAGCTTCGCCGACATTATATTCGATTTTAGTATCACCACGGCTTATAGACTTAATCTCTCCTGTATTTTGAGTGCCACCAGTTACAGTAGGTTTCATAATAGATACAACTTTATCTTCTATGAAACTTTCTAATCCTTTTGATAGCTCATTTACATTGCAATAGTCTACAACCATAGTTTCAACCTTAGCTAAATATAATAAAATCATATTGTCATGCTTTTCATCAGTAATATTTAATAAAAGTTTTATATTTTCTAACATACAATCACCTCACCTTTTTAAAAAAGGCAAGGGATTTATTCCCCTACCTTAGTAGTTTTAATTAAGCTTTTCTAGATCTTCCAGCACTAGCTATTTTTATAGCTTTAGTAACATCTGCTAAATGAACTGTATAGTGCTTATCAACTGTTAATTCAGTAGCTCTTATATTGTGTATTCTTTCAGTTTCTAAAGAAGTATCTTTCTTTAAGTATATAGCTATAGCTCCTGGCTTAACTATGTAGTTAGTGTTAGTTACTCTGTTAGATATAACAACGTCACATCCATGTATTTGACCAACAGAACCTTCAACTAAAGCTTCTCTTCCTAATTCTTGAACAGATAACCATGTTGGGTCTTGCTTTAATGTGTGAAGTTGAGCAGGAGAAACTAATAATACCTTTTGTCCTTCTAAGTCTTCACCAAATTTTACAAGCGCTTCAGATACTACTTCAGCAGATAAAGCTTTATTTATAGTCATTTCTTCTCCTATACCTTCTAAACAAGCCATAACATCAGTGTCAACTTTTGCAGCTATAGCTTTTGCTAATTGTTTAGATGCTTGACCTAATGGATCTCCGTATCCTGATAATATAGCTTCATCAGTTATTCTAACACCTTTACCAGCTTTTTTAACTGTTACATTTTCCATTTCAGTAGCTAGTGCTTCAACTGGTATAGCTTCACCTTCTGCAACATCTGCTGCTTCACCTATCATTTTGTAAGCAGGTAAAGATATAGTGTTCCCTGGTCTACCAACTAATGTATTGTCTACTGTTGCAAGTGGAGCAAATTTTATAGCGAATTCTAATTCTCCGTCTACCATAGAAGCTAATACTTCTGGGTTTATCATTTTATCTAATTTAGTCATAGTCATATTAAATACCATCCTTTATTATTTGTTTAATTCATTAAATAAATCTTTGTTTTCGTTGTATAAGTTCATTTTTTCCATGTAACTCATATTTTTAAATTGTTCTTTAGTTATTGAAGTTGCGCTTGAGCTTGTAGTGGTTTTCGGTACATTACCTCTTAGTCTTTCAGTTACTACCTTCTCTACTGCTTCATTAAATTTAGCTTCAAATAACTGTATATTTTCAAAAGTTTTTTCTGCATCATTACCTTTTAGCATTTCTGCAAATTCTATTGGTAAGCTTTTAGAAGCTAATTGCTTAGAAGTTTCATTTAAAAGTCTTTCATTCTCAAAAGCCCTTTTAGTTTCTTCAAATTCTCTTACTTGTTTTTCAAATAATTTCTTTTGCCTTTCTTGTTCAGATAGCCTAGATAATTCCTCGGCTTCTTTTCTTTCAGCTTCTATCTTAGCTTCTATATCTTTTCTTTCTCTTTGAAGTCTTTTGTTTATTATTTCATTAACTTCTTCTTGAGTAAAAGTCTTAACCTCTACTGTATCAACTTTTACATCTTCTTTTATTTCTTCATTAACAACGTTGTTTGTATTTTCCATTTAATCCTCCTAGTTTTAAGTCATAGTAGACTTTAAATAATCCGAGTTTTCTTTAGTGTCTAAACAAGTAAAAAGACAATAAAAAAGCCCTTACTAAATCAGTTAGTAAAAGCCAAAAAAGACTATATATTATATATATTTATTCTTTATTCTTTGATAGTGTTGCCCTTTAATTGCCCTATTGTTGCCCTTAAAGTAGCTCAAAGCATTGAAAACACTATGTTTTAATTGCCCTATTGTTGCCCTTTAATTGCCCTTTTGTTGCCCTATTATTTAATTTTATAAAATTTAGCCCATTCTTTGTAAGTCATAGATGAAGGAATTTCTATACTTTTTCCCTTTTCATCTCTAGCAAATCTAGTAGACATATTATCTTCTACATAAGGAATAGTTGTTGTTCTACAGTAAGGGTGTCAATGAAAAGGAGGCATATTTACACCAATAACTGCATCCTTAACATTAAACACCTCCCCGTCTAAATCTTGACACATTTTAGAAGTTCTTTTATCTAAAGTAGCAAGAATTTCATATTTATCAACATCACATTCTACATAAGCCTTTTGAGAAGAAGTTTCCATAAAATATGAATGCTCTGTATGTATAAGCCTTAAACAGTTTTTATAATCTGCATCTAGCTTTTTACTTAAAGCTCTTGAAGTTTCTTTAACTCCTTTACCTTGTATAATCATTTGGGTTAATTCCTGGACCATAGCATTTTTAAATTTAGTTCTATTAATCCATAAATTTTGACTATAGCTTCTACCACTCCAAGGAAAGGCCAAAATTTCTTTTATCATGTCATTATCTATATATGAAAAAGCAGCTCCAACACCTATTGATTTGTGTATATCGAATATAGTTTGGTAGTAATTATCTTTTATAGTGCTACTGTAAGTCATTGTAAGCCTTTTATTTGTGCTTTCATATACTTCATTAATGTATTTACCACATTGATAAAACATTTCTTCTAAACGGGAAATTCTACTTTTCATAGCTAAAGTGTTTAACTCAAGTAAAAGCTCTTCATTTCCTGTTTCTTCTATAAGTTTCATATAGGACTTTAAATCCCTTTTAAATTCTCTAAATTCACTACTATTCAAATATTTTTTTGCATCAGAATAAGATAGGTTGTTATCCTTAGCATATTTATAAAATAAATTGCTAATTTCTTTACCTATCTCATTCATAGCTTTTTTATATTCATCAACTAATTCTTTTTCTATTTTTTTTAAATCTTTTAAGCCTTTTTTAAGTTTATAAGCTTCTCTTTTTTCCCAGTATTCTTTACTAGACAAATTATTCTTCATTTATAGCACCTTCTTTATTTTGTGCATTAAAAAAAGCTTCCTCAATTCTTTTAGAAGCTATATCAAAATAATTATTATCAAGTTCTATGCCTATAAATTTTCTATTGGTATTCATACAAGCTACACCAGTTGAACCACTTCCCATAAAGCAATCTAAAATTATGTCACATTTGTTAGATGATGTTTTAATTATATACTCTAATAAATCTACTGGTTTAGGAGTTATATGCCCTTGCTTTTTAGCTACTTCGTAATTCATTACAGAGTGATGTTCTTTTAAATTATTAAACGTATACCTTAAATCTTCATATTCTTGTCTTAAATCTTCATATTCTTGTCTTAAATCTTCATATGACTTATCAAAATCTAACACTTTTGATAGTACCTCGTAGTGTTTTTTTGTTATAAACTCAAATTGCTTGTAATTCTTATCTAATTTATGTTTTAATATTGTTTTAGCACTTGCTCTATTTCTTGCTATACCGTTATCTATGTATAAATCCACAAGTCTATCATCATTATACTTGAGCCCTTTTTCCATCAGTTTACTATAAAGATATTCTTTTATGGGCTTATAATTATCTACATCTCGTTGTACTCTATTTAATCCAGCCTCATCTTGAAAAGTATAATACAAGCAGTACTCAGCCATTTGCTTGTAATTCCTTAATCCATTTACGGCACAATGACCATCTAAATACCCTTTTAAGCTACTTCTATCAAATCTTTTATTCCATACTAGCAACTGCTTAAAAACAAAATCAGTATTATTATTTATATAATTTTGTAGTTCCACTATCTGTAAAAAGTCATTATGGAAAAAATAAAAACTACCATTACCTTTTAATACTCTTTGGCACTCTTTAAACACTTTCCCCATGAACTCCACATACTCATTTACTGTTTTCCATTTATCCCATTTTTTATCTTTTCCTATATTGTATGGTGGGTCTATTAGTACGAGATTAACAGACTTATCTTCTATATCTTTAAATATACTTAAGCAATCCCCATTATATAATTTATACATTTATATCACCTAATTCAGAATAACTATCCTCATATAAAGAGTTAGCTTCATTCTTTTTTCTTTCTAATTCACTTGCTACATCATCAACATAAGGAGATAAAGCTAATACAGTTTCTTCTGATAATATACCTGTTAATTTTTGCATAGTATCAGCAATTTCAACTGCATTAAATGGTTTATTTCTAGTGAATATAGGTTGAATTTCCATGTAACTCATTTCACTATTAGTTTTTATTTTTAAGAAGTTACACATAAGTTCTAATCTTCTTAATAAACCTTTTTTAAACTTAGCTTCTTTAACTCCTACTAAATTTTCTAAGGCCATTAATTTATAAG